TCTAAGAACATGGCCTCGCATCTATATGCAATATGGCCCACATTCTGAGGGATACAGACCATGACAACAGGATCAACCCAAATATCAAATGAAAACTATCATGCTGATTCTGCTATCTCAGCATCAATGCAAAAGGTAATGGTTGCTCATGGCCCTAAAGCTTATTGGAACTCTTTTCTTAATCCTGACAGGCCAGAACATAAGCCAACAAATGCCATGCTCTTGGGAACATTGACTCATTGTGCGATTTTAGAACCTGATGAACTAGAGAAGCGTTTTATTTCTGTTAGTTCCAGAACTACAAAGAAAGGCAAGGAGGAGGCTAAAGAAGCTGAAGAAAAAGGAATGACGGCTGTTACAGAAACAGATTGGTCTAATGCCATAAAAATGCGTGATGCTGTATTTGCTGAACCTTATGCCAAAAAATTATTAAGCTTCGGTGTGGCTGAAAAATCATACTGGTGGGATGATGACATTTCTGGTGTTACTTGTAAGTGCCGACCAGATTGGTTAAACAAAGATACTATCGTTGATTTGAAAACCAGTAGATCAGGAGCAAACCCAAGAGACTTTGCAAAAGCAGTAGCAAACTTTAAGTACCATCTACAGGCCAAACATTACTTAAATGGGATTCCACAAGCCAAAAGATTTATTTTCCTTGTAGTGCAATCTGAATATCCATTTGATGTCGGTTTATGGGAACTTGACCAAGATGCGTTGCAAGAGGGTCAAAACCTTAGTAGAAGTGCATTAGATAAAATTGCCGAATGTCGCCTGTTAGATGACTGGCCAAGCTGGTGTCAAACAGGAGTACAATCTTTATCCTTGCCCCGATGGGCATTTACAACCCCTTTAGAAAAATGAGTTTTAATGAAGAACAGAAAAAACTGTTAAATCAAAAAATTAA